CCTGTATACATGCAGTTAGGCATTGATACTCTCTCTCTGTATTAGTTGTATTAGCATATATAGAACTGTTAGAACTTGTGATTTGCGGCGAATCATATTAAAGTTTTGTTTTGAGTTGCGGCGAGTCACAGAACCTGCTATAATACTTCTAGCTGCTAATGAGGGCAGTGATTAACAAGGAGATTAAAATGGTTTGGTTTGAAATTAAAGAGTTCTTCGTAGCAATCGGTGAGACAGTAAGACACACAGCTACACAGATCTGGGCTAGATTGTAAGAAACTGATGTTTCTGATATACTTGATTACTATTACCTATAGGAGAGTGGAAGGATTAACACTATGAATGAAACGATTACATACGCAGGAGTTGTCTGGCTGATTTGTGGCTGGACTATTGGTAGGATTATAGGCATATTGCTTATTGATAGATTGGATAAGCGTAATGATAAGTGAGATTGTATTCATGACTGTTATGTTTGCGGCGACTTTCATTATTATTAAAGGTTTGTGCGGGATTGCAGGGAAATTGATTAAATGAACTATTTGAATTTAAACATACCTACGTTCCTTGCCTACCTTGACACAGGGTTCTTGTACAACGAGGAACCTAACCATAAGAATGATGCAGTGCCAGTTGAAGTATTTAATTTTACTTCTATACCACAACGCTGTGGTTTGTTTAGCGTCATGACTGAGTGGGGAACACAGCACGCAAGAGTGCCTATCCATTACCTACGCGCAACACCAGATGCTACAACAGCTTACCCATTGGACTGGTTGCAGCTTTGGGATAACATGTCATACTACGCAAGTGCCGGCATCTATGACTACCTGAAGAACAGAACAGCTATGATAATGTTAAAGGATAAGACCAGACACAAGGCTAAGTACATGTTTACTATTGACTGGTGCCTTGGACCACAATACCATGCAGGATATGGTGAGATGGCAGCAGGACACAAGTGTGCACACGTCTTTGAGGGTGAAGGTGGACAGTTCTTCATGCAGCCAAACAACAGAGTGCTGTGGTTAGATGGTGGTGCATGGATTAGTAAAGAGTTAACCAAGCCAGACTGGAAAGTCTTTGGCTTAGAGTTTAGCTGTGAATCTACTGGCTCACGTTGGGTATCAGAATCAGATGAAGAATTATATTTTTACGACTTTAAGGAAAAGCCATGAAAGTTGCAGTAGTCTCGATAGCTAAGAACGAAGAACAGTTTGTTAAACGATGGAAGGAATCTGCTCAAGATGCTGATGCATTATATATTCTTGATACTGGGAGCAGTGATAATACTGTTTCAATAGCTAAGGAGTTAGGAATCAATGTTCATGAAGCTGTTATTACACCTTGGCACTTTGCTAATGCTCGTAATCATCTTCTTGATTTATTGCCTGATGATGTAGATTGGATTATTAACTTAGACCTTGATGAAGTTTTGGTTGATGGTTGGCGCGCCGAACTGGAAAAGGTTCCTAACGATGGGTCAATCACTAGACCAAGATACAACTACACATGGTCGTGGAATCCAGATGGCACACCTGGACTTCAATACAATGGTGATAAGATTGTTCGTAGACATAGTCACCGCTGGAAGGGTGCCTGCCATGAGGTTAATATAACCCAACCAGGCTATGAAGAAAACCAAATCTTTTGTGGTGTTAAAATAGAACAGTATGCTGACAACAGTAAGCCACGCAGTTCATACCTACCTTTGCTAGCATTAGACGTTGAAGAGGACCCGCACAACGACCGTAACCGTCACTACTATGCTCGAGAGTTGTTCTTTCATGGGCAGATAGAGGAATCAATCAAGCATTTCAAGCATCATATCACCATGCCTGAAGCTAAATGGGATGCCGAACGCGCATGGTCAATGAGATACCTAGCTAAGATGATACCAGCTGAGCGTGAAGCATGGTTGCTTAGAGCATGTGCTGAGTATCCTCATGGTCGTGAGCCTTGGTTTGATTTGTGTCAATACTATTATGAGAAACAGAACTTTGCTGGTTCTTATTTTGCGGCCAACAAAGCATTAGATATTAAAGTAAAACAGGGATTATATCTTAATGAACCTGAACCATGGGGATGGAAACTACATGATGCGTTCGCTGTAGCAGCTTATAATCTTAATCAAGACTTTTATGCTTATGTGCATGGATGTATTGCTTTAGATTTAAATCCAACTGATGCTCGATTACAGAAGAACGTTGAGTTTTATACTGAGCGTGTTCCAGAACAATATAGAGCAAACTACAAAGAGATAGCAAAAACTATGGTGTCTCATGCACACTGAAGCAATGTTTCATATCTTTAAATCTTTCCACGATTGGAGAGATGGTAGAAGTCATTTAAGAGTATTAGATATTGGTTCACTTGATATCAATGGTAGTATGCGCCCCATCTTCTATCCCTTTGCCGAGAAGTACATTGGCATAGATACACAAGATGGACCAGGTGTAGACATTGTGACGGATGCCACAGAATATCTTAGTCCAGGCTATTTTGATGTCATCATATGTGCTGAGGTGTTTGAGCATACTCCTGATTGGAAAAAGATTATTAATAATTCTTATGTAAATTTAGTTGATGGCGGCATCTTTATCGCTACTATGGCAGGTGAGGGTAGATATCCACACTCGGCTATAGATGAGAACCCCATCAGAGAATGGGAACACTACTCAAACATAGGCTGGTGGGAACTAGAGCAAGCCTTGAAAGCCTTTAAAACAAAGGAAGTTAATGTACTTGGCACCGATACACGATGCTATGCAGTAAAATAATGTAAAGAAAATGCTATATAGATAGGAAGATAATGTATTATCAGAAATTAGAAGAAGTAGATAAAGAGCTAGAAGCAATAGAAGCTTGGCAACACGAGCAGTTAAAGAAGCTTTATGCTAAGACCGAAAAGAAAATAAAGAAAACAATGGCTAAGTTGGCCATCCATATACCCGAGGAGTTTAAAACAAAATGAAACAAGTAAAAGCAAGTCACGTAGATGCAGGTATCAAGGGATTGGCAGCTGGTGTAGTTAGCTATGCCGCTAACCAGTACGGTCTTAATGCAGAGTTAACAGCAGCAATTATTCCAGCAGTTGTTGTTGCCTTGTCTTGGGTATCAACCAAGGTAGGCGATAAGAACACAGCTTTGTTTGTAAAGTTTGCAACAGAAGCTCTAGCTAAAGCACCAGCCAAGAAGGCTGCCGCAAAGAAGAAGGCATGATGGATGATAAAGAAATAGCACTACGTTTGTTGCACTTAGTTGAAGAGAACTATGACATCGATGCTGTTGTTGTCGACTACAAGAAGGCTTTAACTGCATTGACTGGCAACGTTGAGATTAAACAAGAAAGAGTTACAGGCGGACGTAAGATTCCTATTCTCTCGAATGATGAAATTCAAATAAGATTAAATGAGAAATTGCGTTCAGCTTCTGCTGTAACAACGAGTTCAGTAACGTCGTTCTAATGTTAAAGAAGTTAATTAATATAACAGCCAGCCTGTCATTTACTTTGGCAGGTATGGTTGTTGTATTCATTACACTTAGTGGGGATACAAGAAGAATAGCTTTGATTTCTTCGGTGTCGGCATTACTAGTGCACTACACCTATGAAATTTTAAGGAGCGATAATGACTAAGAAGTATCAACCTTCACATGATATAGATACTAAAGCAGGACGAAGGATTAATTGGAAGCGCGACTTGGCTATTGGTCAAGAGCGGTGAAGACTTGTTTGAAGAGTTTATTAAATCATTAGATGATGCTGACTTTGAAATCAAGCGCGACATGTATCGTAACGGGCGCATGGTTGTAGAAGTAGAACAAAAGCCTAAAGATAAAGACTGGAAGCCATCAGGTTTAGCTGTAACTAAAGCTAAGTATTGGGTCTACATGTTCAGCGCAGATGCATACGCAGTGATTGAAGTTGCAAGACTAAAGAAATATTTAAAGATTAATAATAAGATTCCATTGAAAACATTTGCACCATACAGTGCTAACCCAACCAAGGGTTATTTGTTGATGGAAGAAGATGTAGTTAAACTCATGAGCTCAGAGCTCTACGACACCAAGGAGAAGAAATGAAACTGCCAATTAAAGATGTAGTATTATGCTCGCACCTAAAGAATGCTAAGCCAGGCCAGTTGGCTGAAGCTAAGCTGCGTAAGATTGAAGGTGGCGGCAAGCTTCACCATTGTGCAGCAGATGCATACGAAGCTATGGATGCTGCAGCAAAAGCAGAAGGAATAGAATTAAAGCCAACAAGTGCAGGTGATACTTACCGTACACTAGCAGCCCAGCTCGCTGGCTTTAACCAACGCTACCAGTTGGAGCCTATCGAAGGACAAAGTACCAGGACATATGAAGGTAAGAAATGGTATTTGAAGAAGGGGATGGCTCCACTGGCTGCGCCAGGTACTAGTAAACATAACTTACGGAATTGCCGTTGACATTGCCAATGCCTCAGGTCCAAGACTTGCGTGGCTAGTAAAGAATGCTCCTGAGTTTGGTTTCTCATGGGAAGTAGTGCCAGAAGAACCATGGCACATCCGTTACGTAGCAGGAGATGCTATACCAGCACGCGTTAAGGCGTGGAAAGACGCTCAGACAGCCTCCTAGAGGCCTCTCAGGGCATTATAGAATGATGTGTCCTGATGTGGTTTGTGACTGTAACTAAAACTATGGACTTTAACAATAAAGAAATACCTTTAACCTTTGACGAGCTAAGTCATTTAGTTCCAGCCGGCGTACCGGATAATCCATTCCAAGCTTTAATGGAGACTGCTCCCGGTGGCAATGTGCCTTTATCATATGAAGAGATAATAGATTTTAAAGAAGCTATTATTGATTGCATTGATATGTTGTCTGAACAAGATAGATTTATTATTGATGCTGTAACTTATGAGCGTGTTACTTTTGCGGAACTTGGTTCTCGCTTAGGCGTATCGTCTGTGCATGCATGGAGACTTTACAATGGTGCATTGAAGAACTTGAAACAGATTATGAGTATGCATGATGTATTCACAGATAGGTTTGACTTTGAATAATGATTGGGCACACCGAGTCTTTTCTTCTGCGGAACTAGAAGAGTTTGAATTAACATCTGAAAAGATTGTTTACAATGCAGAGAATGGTGTTGTATTAAACTTGGGCTTGTCTAACAATACTTGTATTGATGTTGTGCGCAACTGGGGTAAAGCTCATGCTGGTGATACAAATGCTCAGAACTTTATGCTTGAATTCTTTGATGGCTTTGTAGAATACATTGAAGATTATTTAATTGAAGAGGGAATTAACTTTACAGACGAACAGTAGCCTGTTATAATATTTACATATGAAGAAAGAAACTAAATATTATACATGTCGTGCTTGCAGTGCAAGTTTTAACCATACCATCAGGCAAGGTAGAGACCCGCAGTACTGCTCTGATGACTGCAGAGGCAAGAGCATAGACAAGACAGCAAAGCCAACGATATGGCATTTGAATTGCAAGGCCTGTAAAAAAGATTGGTCAATGGAACGCGTCAAACAAAGTGGACGCAAGCCACACTTCTGCCCTGACTGTTATGATGTAGCTAGTAAAGAACGTCATAATAAAAGACAGAAGGAACGTGACAGAAGTTATGTTCCTAAAAAAGAACGTGCTATAACTGAACAAAAGATGATTAAGTGGATACCATTTGAACCATTGATAAAAGTATTATTACAAGGTCATATTAAAGATGAAGACTGGGCTGTTGTAGATTCACGTGACCGCAGCACAACAACGTACATGGCAAACAAATTAGGTTTGCAATACAGTTCTATGTCTCGTTACTTAGAACCAGGTGCAAAGATTAACGCATACAAAGCTGATGAGTTTGCTATCCGTTTGCGGAATGCACCCTATACTTATCTGGGGAATGGATTTCTATAAACTTGAGGTAGTTGACTTTGAGGTAGGGGAGAGACAGCGTGCGGCTTCACGTAAGTCCATGGCGCTAGCCCGTGAGCGTCGTATAGATGCTTTGCTGCAGCAAGGTTACAGTCGAGAGTTAATAACAAAGGGAGGTCACCTCCGCAAACGCGACGTACCATCTCACGATGACCAGAGTTAATTTGTAACAAGCCTGAGTCCCAACTCTTATTTCTATTTAGGTGATAAATCATTTCACCTTTTTCATTCCACGTAGCATTAATTGCTTTGATGCGGCATCTTGATTCACGCCAAGCAATATAACTAAACTCTTTTACTGGCAGGCCAGCAGCTTTAATAGCGGGTTCCCACTTAGGGCAACTCTTGCTTTCAGCTGAGGCCGGCGATGGGAATAACATTAATAAAGATATGGCAATAGCCAATATAAGCTTACGCAATAGTTTTCTCCTTGTTAGGGGTTTATAATGAGAAGATTACTCCTCTGGATTTGTTCCAGATTCTTCTTTCTTCTTGCTCTTCATACCGTTGGACATAACAAGTCCACCCAAACTTCCAGTTAGGAAGACGGTAAGAGTCTTAAGCAGGTCAATGAACGCTGCATCGTTTGGGCTTTGTTTGTCTACGGGCTGTGTTACAAACATCAACGCATAAACAAAACCAAATACGCACACTGCAAATACAACAGCAAGTATTATACCTACTGAAAATATTAAACGTGCGTGTAGTTCTTCTCCAGAATATCTTTTAGGCTTAGCCATTTTTATTCTCCAATCAAATCTTTTGTACAAGTTCCTGATGGAGTGCAAACGGGTGGATTGCACTCCGTCTTTTCCCAGTTTTGCGGGTCTTGACATTCATATCTAAAACTCCCATCATATCCACAGCTAGCAAGTAACAGTGTTGAGATAAATATTATTCTTTTCATATTATTTATTTCTTGCTCTTGCTGCTATTTCTTCTAACCTTTTTGTAATTGCATCGATTGCAGCTTTTTGCTGAAAGTCTTGCAGTTCATAACCAGGTAAACCAAAGAATCTATACAGTGCTTGACGCGATGCTTCAGGTGTTTGTACGCCTTGTTCTTCTTGAAGGTAACTTGGTTTACCAAGTCCAATCAAATCTCTAATAGGTGCTGGTATTTGCTCTTGTGGTAGAGCTGCAATCTTGTTAGCAATTTCTTGTGGAGTTTCACTGCCAGTTAAACGAAGCAATGAACCCAAAGCCTGTATTGCGCCAATGCCTACGTTGCCTAACTTGCCTGCATAACCAATTTGTGGTAGCACTTCTTTTGCAACATATCTTGCTTGTGCACCAGTTCCTTCTTGGTAAAAAGGATTAAAGACTTGGCCACCAGTACTGAATCGTTGATTAATACCAGCTTCAACAAGAGCACGTGGGAATGGAGAAAGACTTGCTAAGATGCTACCTGGGTCAGTTAAATTACCAAATGATTCTTCTTGTCTTTGGAAACCAAAGTCAGGACTACCATAAATATTTCTACCAAATGGTAACTTAAATGATGATTGTAAATAATCAGGACGGAATTGGTCTTGCATTCCTTCTCTATCAGTTGCGTTTCTTGTAACGCTATTCCAAATTGCATAAGCACGGGGGTTAGCCCAAGCTGATTCTAATATTAATGGGAATGAACGTGATGTCCATGTCCAGAACGGAATAACTTGTTTAATGCTCTTATCTAACATTGACAAATCTTGATAGTCAATTAAATATTTTGCTGTGCGGGCAGAAGCTTGTTCTGGTGATAATCCTTTTGCAAGTCCATCGTATGTTAATGCAAAGCGTGACCAGTTTTCAACTGCGTTACCCATCTTGCGCGATAAAGCAAGAGGCGTACCAAGTTTGCGTGATACTTCAGCCAAATTACCAACAGCTCCTTCTGTTCTTAACTGTTGTCTACCAGAAATTCCAAGCTTTCCCTCTCCACTAAATACATCACCAATCTGGCCAAATCCTGACTGTTGTGTTCCAAACAAAACATCAGCAATAGTTTTATCTGTTGCAGCATTAACTACACCAAGTGGGTCTTTACCAAGAGCTTTATATTCTGCACTCACCAAGAAGTCCATTACAGTTTTATTGCCAGCTGATAATTCTTCAATTGCTTGACGCTGTGCAAATGTACCAGCAGGTGTTTTAAGCCATGCTTCGATAGTGTCATCTGTTGCACCTGGCCCTAGCACACGTTTTGCTGCATCTGTAGCAGCTTTAGTTAAAGCTTCATCTCCACCCAAACCAATAACTGATTCTAAATTATTTTTCTGTAAGAACTTAACATAAGCTTTATATACTTTCCTTGCGCGTCTCATTGTAATTGGGTCAGCACCAGCAGATAACATAAAGAATACGTTTGACATTCCGTTGCGTATATGGAATCCAGGAGTTGCGGTTACCCAACCCTTAAACATCTGAGTTGTATCTCTATACCATTGCGGCATTGCTTGAGCAAATGCTGGGTCTTCTAATCTTCTGAAATTAGAAATCATTTCTTTTATTTCTGGCGAAGCTAATAAACCAGGATAGTTCTTGGCATTAACTTGCAAGAATGCTGTAGCATTGTCTAAAAATAAAGGAACAGTCCTCGCCCATTTATCTGGAGGAACATTTTCAATAGCAACTCTAAGGCCTGCAGCTTCATTTTGCAGTGAATCAAATAATGCTTTTGCTTCAGCAGTAATAGCTGCACCATAGCCAGCTGGTACATCAGGTGCTATTCTTTGTAAATCTAATATTCTTTGTTCAAGGTCATTAATCTTTTGATTTGTAAAATCAGAAAATACAGCTTGTCCTTTAGCAGTTTTTTTAGTTACATCATCTTGTAATTTAATTATTTCATCTCTAATAAATTCAAGTTCAGTTTTTAATTTAGGAACACTATTGAGTGCTTCAATACGAGCAGGAGACAATATTTCTGTTGCTGCATCTACGAATGGAAGCAGCTTTGATGGTGGACGTACACCAAACTCAGCCTTAATTGATTCTTGAGTTATTCCTTCTTGGAATCCTTTACCTGCAAATGGACCAGCTCCTTCGGCTTCTACAATTGAGTTAAGATAAGAACCAGGTGTTCTTCCACCTTCAACCGCTCCTTCTGTTACTTTAGCTAAATTGTATAACCATTCTGAAAATGCTGTATCTCTTGCAAAGCCTTCACCATATTTTACAAATGCTTTCTCTGCATTAGTTTCAAAGAAATCATAATTAAGTTTTCCATATTTGCGGGCAATCTCATTTAATCTTCTGATGCCTCCAGCAACATCTGCTGGTTTTAATGTATAGCCAAAGAATTTTTCACCAGCTTTTAATTGGCGCAAATTAGAACCAGCTAATGCATATCCTCTGTCAACACCAAGAGCTTCTAAAACATCATCTCCAATTTCATTAAAGAATAATGGTTCACTTACTGCTCTACGCGCTCTATCCGAAAGAGCATGTGGGAACCATGCTGGGTTTTTAGCCAATGGTTTAATCGTTCCCAAGGCTCCATCCATATCCCTAACCAAGCCAGGGCCCATCGCGGGAGTTCCTCTGCCGGCAGCAAGTTGTGCACGTTGGTGTATAAAGTTTGCTCTTTCATAAAATTCATCACCAGCTAATCTTAACTTTTTTGCAACAGCAAGTTCTGCATCTGTTACTTCTCTACCAACAGCAGCTGAAGCAGCAGCAGCATCAAATGTATCATCTAATAAATTAGTAATCTTAGGATTATCCAATAAATCATAAACAGTATTAGAATATGTAAAGAAGTTTTCATCCTGAAGTACCGGGCGTAACAGTCTTTGTGCTTCAGTTGTTGATTGAGATTTCAATCCTCTAAAAGCTTTATCCATTGCAAGAAGTTTAACAAAGTCATTTGCTACTTCACCAGTCAATTTCTTACCATTGTACGTACCAGTGCGCAATGCTACGCGCATAGCTGCAACATCAGCAGAACCAAATACACCGCCTTCTCCAACAGGAGTTATGTTTGCCATTATTGCACGGCCTGGTTCACTACCAAAGAATCCATTAGTAAGTACCTTTACAGTTTTACCTACACCTGGAATTGTAATTGGAATTCCTTTTCCACCAACACGCAAAGTAGTAAACGTTTGACCAAGAGCATTACCTAATGCTTCTGTATAAGGAAGAACTACTTTTGCATTACCTACACCAAATCGCAAACCACCACGAGCACCAAGAACTTCTGCCACTGGCCCGCGCAATGCACTATAACCACGTGTAGCAATGTCTCCAATTACATCATCGGTTAATGTAGCTACAGCATACTCATTGCCTACAGATGCCGCAGTTTCACGAACTTCACGTGCAATTTGTGCAAGTTCTTCACGGCTACGAGCACCTAAAACACGTCTTGGTCCTACGCGCTGATTTGTAATAATAGCTTGGGCAGCTTCTTGTTGAGCAGGTGTAAGCCCTGCTGTTGCTCCAGATGATGGTCTAACACCAAATGGACCAGATGGAACTCTTGCTGGTGTTGGAATTGCAGACAATGCTTCTTCGGCTGATGCTCTAGCAAGAGCTGCACGTGATGCTAGTTCAGCGCTATCGGTAACACCTTCTCTTGCTGCTGCTTCTAGGGTTGCTCTTGCTGCATCGTCTCCAGCTTTTGCTAATTGCTGTGCAGTAGCTTTTGCTGTTTGTTTTGTTGTTGCAACAACACCGGCTTTAATACCTTGTTCTGCAACTTCTTTAACAATATTGCCAGTGCCGGCAGTCAACCAAGTAACTGGGTCAAAAAATATGTCACCGAATAAACCAATGCCACGGTCAGCCCATTTATTACCAGTTAAATCTTTTCCTATTAAGGTACCGAAACCAGTGTTTACATCGCTAACTTGGTCTGACCAATCTGACCAACTCCACCCTGCTTTTTCTCCAAATCGATTAGTCTTATTTCCTCTTATTTGGGCAAGCAAATCACCAGTTTCTCTCATTGTAGAAAGAACTGCACGACGACCAACATCAATAGTTTGCAATGGTTTAATAACAGTTTCCATTACTGGTTTAAATTCACCTTTACCAGGAACAATATCAAAGTTAATTACTTTACCAAGACCCTTCAATGCCCAGTTAGGTTCTTTCTGTTCAACAATATCGGTTATTTGTTCTTGAGGAACTCCATATGCACGAGCTGTTGCTTGTGCTGCAAGCATTTGTCCACGAGATTCTCTTATGTCTGGTGATTGTACATAGCCACCAGATGTACCCTTTGGTACTTGTGGCCCTTGCACTAGACCAGTTGGTCTAGGAAGAATAGTTGATGGAGTAGATGGCACTTGTGTTTGCGTTACTGGAGCAGGTGCGATACCACTACCACGTGCAGGAATAGTAGACGGAGTTGGTGCAACGGGGGCTGTTGTTGCAGTAGGAGAAACAGTATTGCCACTGCCACGCGCAGGGATAGTAGGCGTAGGAGGAGGAGTCGTTCCTGGTTTAATTATTCGTGGTGCCATTATTATTTAAAGCTCTTGTCCTTGAGTGACTGTCTTCTAATTGCTTCATCTTTAAATGGATTAGCTCCTGATTTTGTAAATAAATTAAACACTTTGTCTTCAACTTGCAAAAGAGGGTCACGAGGTGGAGCAGCTATACCAGCAGCTGCAGAACTTTGTGGGCCTTTTGTTCCATATGTTGTCTGAAGTTCTGTTTTAGTTTTAGCAACTTTTTCTTCTTGAGCTTTAAATACTGGTTCCATTTTTTTATACTCTTCACCCAAAACTCTTGCTACTGATGGATGAGTTTTAAAATCAATAATACCTTTAGCTAAATCAGTTGTTTTACCGTATTTAAGATTAGGATGCGGTATTTGTGCTTTATAATATTTGTCACCTTCAAGAAATGAAAATTTTAATTTAGCTTCTTCTTCAGCTTGTCTAGCGTCTTCTGCGGCATACTTATCAACTAAATCATTTGCCGAACCAGGTAACAATTTATTATTAATTGTATATGTAGTACCGTCAGGTGCAACATAACTTCCTGCTAATACTTCTTCTTTTATTTGACCAATTGGTTTTTGATATAAATATATATTACGAACAACATACTGGTCTATGTTATCTGTAGTTGGGTCAGCTGGTAAAGTATTTATTACCTTAAGTAAGTTTGGTGCTACGTTTCTAAAAGATGATTGTCTTATTGTATTAATTTTTTGTGGGCCGTACACACCAGTAATATATGCATCAATCTCTGGACTATCAATAGATGGTGGTCTAAATACATTTGGATATGCAGCTTGAGAAATTGCTGCTAACTCTGCGTCAAATGCATCTTGCACATCTTGTGGTTTAATTCCAGCTTTAGCTGTTTGAGCCATATACTGTTGTGCAAAAGCCTGTGCTCTTTGCGGTGAAGCACCTGCTGCGATAAGTCTTTGAGTTATTTTATTAGCCATTATTTCTTCTTCTTTGCTGCTGCTGTAAGTGATGGGAATTCTTTAGCAACTTGTGCTGGTGTAGCAGTTGGGTTTGCTGCAATAAAAGCATTAGCACGATTGACTAAAGTTTTATTTGTAGCATTTGCTACCTGTGCTGCAAGTTTTGCAACTGGTGCTGATTGTTTAGGTTGTACAACTGGTGGCGGAACAATCTTTGGTTGTGTTGTTGTAACAACATTGTCAGGTGCAGTACCTGTGATTGTAGTTGGAGTAATCTGTTCTGGATTAATATAACCAGTACCAAGTAATGCAGCTAATGCATCTTGTATTGCTTGGTTACGTGATGCTGCTTGCTGTTCAGCTGTTAATTGCTGACCAAAGATATTAGATTGCAATTCAGCTAGTGCTTGCAACTGTTGTTGCTGTAGTCCACCAGTTTGACCCTGGTACAATTGCTCTAGTCCAGACAAAGCACCGCTTCTACCCATTTGCTGTTCAGCTAATCTTGATTGCTGACCTGCTTGTTCTAATTGTCCAAGTGTTGATAATAGTCTATTGTAGTTTTGCGCGCCACCACCAGCTGCTGCATTTAGTGCGGCAATGGTTGGGTCAACAGGTGCAGTTGAAACACCTTGTCCACCCATGTACGCAGCAAGGTCGTTAGATGCCATAGTTTGAGGAACTTGAGGTGCTTGCTGGAAAGCGGTTGGTGGATTCTGCTGTAGGTAGTTTTGCAAAGCATTGTATCCTGCGGTTGTTCTTCCTTGCGCGCCAAGATATCCAGTACCAACATTTGTTTCTGGAGTATATGAACCCCTTAATTGGTCAGCTAAAAGCTTATACTGGTCAGCAATATATTGTTTACCAGACACATCACCTTGACTAATAATGTTAGCAACGTTTGCTGGAATGCCTTGATTTAATAAACCAGTAAGATAACCAGCCTGATTGCTTGCACCAGTTGTTGCTCTTGTGGTAGCTGCTTGTGCGGCTGCTTGGTCTGCTGCTATTTTTTCTAAAGCAGCTTTATAAGAATAAAGACCACTACTGCTACCACCACTATTAGAATTGTCTACTACGTTAATACCACTTCCTTCTGTTGGGTCAAATGTAGCGTCAGTTGTCTTTGTCATTGGGAGCCTGCTCATTGGTCTTGAACCAGCACCTTTGTATTTAATAATTCCTACAGCCATATCATCCTACCTTAATTGTAATAATGCTTGCGCGTCCGAAGCAATCTGTCTAGCTTTATTAGATTCTAAATCCTTTAAACCTTCTTGATAGTTTGCTAACCCTTGGGTATCAGCTAAATCATAACCTCTGCTGGTGCCAGCCAAGTCTTCTTTGGCATAACCTATGTCTCTAGCTCTGTTCTTAGCATAGCTTTGTAGCGCCTGGTCATAAATACCTGAACGAACATTCATACCCTGTAGTCCTCTACGGGCATAAGATGATGTGAGCTTTGGGACTTGGCCTAGCCCACCTCCCGGGGTGGTAGCAAAGGCAGCTTCTTCAAGCTGGGTAATAGGGCGTTGACCTCTGGTCTCTGCCAGATATCTTTGGTATGCATTTAGAGCAGCCTGTTGTCCGTATTGATTAAATAGGTTGCGTCTTTGCTGTTCAAAATATGATGGGTCAATTGCCATTTAATTTACCTCTTATAAAGTATAGGGTTTGTTACCTAAAACCACCAGGAGACAATGGAGTACTTGGTTCCACTTGTTACTGGCTTAGCTGCGTGCATGTAGGGCACTCCTGATGGGAACAGGATTAAGTCCCCACCATAAGGCTTATAGGTAAAATTTAAGTAAGGGAAGTTTAATTCCCCTCCTTCAAAGTTACCATTTAAATAAAGTAGTCCAGACACTCGACGAGGGGTTTTAACCCCATCATCCATATGTCTTTTATACTCACCACCACCAGAGTATCTTAATATCTGATAACCTTGGTCTAAAGAATCTTTTAAAGAAAAGTTAAAGCGTGTCATGTAGTCCTGCAGGCATTGCTCAAACATGTAATGAACATTGGTATAAACATCTGCCAATGCCATAGCTCCTTCATCTTGTTGCTCTATTGGACTTAATGATTCCTTCTTGCGGAAATGTAGAAGCTCATTAGTTCTCCATGGGTCTTCTTCATTACCATTACCTTTAACTACTTTAGCTTTTTCCCATTTAAATACTTTAGATTGCTCTTCTGCATTTAAAATATACTGTAGCATTTCGTCTGGATTAGTAACATAATTTCTATATATTACAATCCCGTTATGTTCTATTGAATTAATCATTACCACTTAAGCAAAGGACAAGTTGCTTCCTTTAGCTTTACCTTCATCTTCATAAAACATCCGCACTGCTTGCACTGACTAGTTGCCTTGATAAGCTCAGGACACTTCTCACAAATGCTTAATCTATCTGCGGCCTCTTGCTCAGTTGCCTTTGGTGTGTTAGGATTTAACACATCCCAAGGTCTTGTAGTGCCTAACTTCTTTTTATAATCTGCCCAAGCTGACATCACTCAACCCCTGGTGCAGAGAACTTGGTGCCATCCCACTGAAAACCAAGACCTGGTTTTTGGTCAAATGGAACTTCAATAAATATTGGACTTGATTTATATATTGCTATATTCATTTCGTGTTCTTTTGGAAAAGCCATAAAAGTGGCTAGTTCCCCATCTACTACTACCGCAAAATGAATTAAATCTTCTTCTTTAAATTGTTGCATTTATATTACTCCTTCGTAATATTATTTATTTATTTTAACTATTGTATAATTTGTCAACCAAATTATTTAAAAAGCCTGCACCAGCGCTATTTGTCATTGTATCTTTATACATATCCGGAACAGCTAAAGCTGCTCTTTCAGCTCTTGACATTGCAGCAAATTCTTCTGGAGTAAATCCATATTTAGGTCCTTCTTGCGCAATAAATTCTTGTTCTAAATGAAGTGCCATTTGTGTAGCAATTCCTTTACCTCTATAATCAGGATTTACTATCATTAGTAATGGGTGTCGTATTCCAGAATCGTCACAATAATAACCGTGAACACCAAGCAATAAACCATTTTCATTTCTATATGTAGTATAAAATGCAGTAACAAAATTTGCGTGACCTAAAAATCCAAAACTTTTAAACAAACTTGTTGTTTTTTCATATCCCGGAGTACCAAGTTTTCCAAATTTATTTTCCCACATAGGCCAATCTTCACCAGCATAATCTGATATAACTGGAACCAATGGTTCCCAAGCTGTATTGTTATTTATATCACTCATTTTTTAAATCTCCACTTTAAATACTTTTACTATTATACCACGGTAATTATTAACCACAAACATTGCTTTGTTTAACTTCACTATAAACACAAGCCAATGGAGCACAACATGGTCCTACACCAGGACAATCTGGACATGATGGTGGTGGTGGTGCTGCACAACCAGAGTTGCTGCATTCGCCGCATCCGTCATAGCACACAGTGCCACCGCAACCATTACTAAAGCAACCGCCAGAGCCACAAGTTCCACAACCTGGAGGTCCAGTATAACCACATGAACCAATAATGTATGCTCCGTTGTATCCACCGGTTCCAGGACACGTTTGGGCGCATCCGCAATCATAATATTCATAAGTTACTTGACCATCGCAAGTATTTGGGAAAACACGAGTACATGGCGGACCGCTAGCTCCTGGCGTTACACATGAACAAGGAGGTGGTGGTGGAGGTGGTGGTGGACCAGGTGGTGGCACTGGAGGAGCAGCTGGTGTAACTGAGTTTGATGATGCAGAAGGCAAAGATGAAACACCATAGTTAGTTACTGCTTTTACGGTAAAGGTATATGATGTTCCGTTTGTAAGTCCAAGAGTAATAGGACTTGTAGCGCCTGAAAAGCTTAAACCGCTTGGGTTAGAGGTTACTTCATAGGTTACTACACCACTTTTGCCTTTATAAACTGATGGCGTAAAGCTAACTGTAGCTCCAGCGTTTCCACCTACAGCAGTACCAATTGTTGGAGCGTCTGGTATACCAGCGCTAGATATAGCAACAAAACGCATTAGCTACTCAAGTCTCCCATGAGAAGCCAACTATTTGCTGCTCGTTTAAGAAGTGTAGCTGCTGACCACTGTGCACGTAAAACAAGTCCTGGCGTTGCATTGACAGTTACGCCTGATGCTCCAGCTACAGATGCAGCACCAGAGTTAGCACGGATAATTGTTATTTTACTTCCAATTGGAAAGTTAGTTGTTGAGTCTAAAGGAACGGTTATAATAATTGCTGAAGTTGAGTTTGTTTCAACCACGATACCATCATCACCTAGTACAAGAGTATAGTTAGTTGTTCTTACGTTTGTTGTGGGATGGTCAACAACAGCATTAGTTGAATATAAAGATGTTGCTGTAGCTGCACCAATATTAGGTGTAGTCAGAACAAGTGATGGACCAAGCTTAGAAGTTGTTACTGCTGCTGTAGCTATCTTGGCTTCTGTTATAGCAGAGTTTGCAATATCCTCTGTGCCGATTGCGCCAGCATCAAAGTTTGCTCCAGCTGATAATAGTTCAGCAAATGTTTTTATTGCTGTATTGTTTTCGTTATTTTCTATTGCAGAAATTGTGTCACCCGTACTAAATGTATGAGGTATGGTTAATTGTGCCATTAGCTATTACTCCTAATTTGTCTTCTCTTGTATTTAAATGCTATTGAATTTAATCCCCACTCACGACCGGTGGTAGATGAGATTTCTCCGGTTGGTCCAACAAATTCTAGTTGAACCGCTTTTGCTCTTTTAAGTCTTCCGCCAACTTGAATGCCTTCTTTAAGAACATTTTCTCCATAAACTGCAGTTCCATAAACTCCACCAGATTGGTCTTGAGAATATATTCCACCTGAGATAACTGGGTCAAGGAATATGGTATGGTTTGTTATTAAATTTTTTGTATTAAAATTATGATACACATTAACTTTTATTTGCGTTGGGTCAGTTACAGCCTTAACAACATACAGGCTATTAACAAATGTTTTATCCTGTACATATCTATCATCATAGAACCATGATGTTTTATAATAAGTTTCAAAGTCTCCTAAATCATCACCTTCTAAAATATCATCAGTAACATTGGTAGGAATGTTTGCTGAATAATCAAATTCATCTACATACATAACATGAGCAAAGTTTTCATCAGGCATGACCATTAAGTGCCAAACTTCATCATTGCTATCTTGCCAGTCACAACCAGATACTAAACCATATCCTAGTATAGCAGAAGGTGTTGCAGCATTTGCATATGTTGCAGATTGATATAAAGTAAATGCACCTTGTCTACCAATTGATGGGTCAAATATAAAATTCATATTAGGATAATCAGGATTTGAACCAACATCATATAAGTCAAACGGTGCTGACATCCACACTCTATCATTAATAAAAGATAAAGTTATATCAAATAGTCTATTAGCATTTATTCTATTGGTATCAATAATTGGTTTTAGGCGGTCAAACAAAGATTGAATTCCATTGCGGTCATAAAAGAACAAGCCACCAGGATAGTCAAAGAAGTATGCTCCACCATTGCCAGCAACAACTTGCTGAGGATAATCAATGCCCAATACAGTTGTAAGCTCTACTAACTGGAATGAGTCCGCGTCATAGCCCATAAGCAAATAAATAGCTTTAGGTTTAAAGATTAACAGCTGACCATCAACTACTACAAGCCCACGTATACCTTCTCCACCTGCAATAATATCTATGTAGTCTTGTTGATACCAGTTCTCTGGAGAGTTTTCGTGTGACCAACGAACTCTATTTGGATAATCAACCAATGCTGGAGTAGCATCATTATTATATTCTTTTGTATTAGCTACGAATAATTTATTAGCATGAGCAATTGTTAGTTCTGCGCGAGGCATATAACCACCAACTGGTATCTGATATGGCTGCCATGTTGGGCTTGATGCAGTTAGGGAAGTTACGTATGTATCACCCTGTATCCACTTATACATATTGGATGAGTCTTTACCAACGGCCATATATAGCGTATCTTGCCACTGTGTCATGCTTGCGCCATTTGTTGATAAAACATTCATAGCTGCAATTGAGCTAGTGTTTAGTGTAGTAAAGTTATTTCCAGTTGAATAATATACTCTTCCATTTGATGGAGTAGCGCCATCGGTAAGTCCAGTAGTAAGCATGATTGATGGAATTGTAGAATGCTTATAGTTAAATAAGCCTTTTGGATTCCAAGTTCCCGATACAGCAGTTGTGTTTTTCTTTTTATAGCCGGCACGTGAGAAGATACCACCACGTGGGTCAACGTCAAGATTTAATATAAATGGTGATTCGTTTCCTGCTAATTGAAATTGGTCAGCACGAAAGTTAACGCCACCAGTAAAGTCTCTTAGTTGGTCAAAAAGAATTTGTGCCATTTGATTACCAACCAAATGCTATAGGGTTAGGGCTACCTGGCATCACTTGAATTCCTGGACCATCTGACCAACCGTATGCGGAGTTCTGTGGTCCATTGAGGACTAAGCCACCACTCATGATTAGTTGACGATTGCTATTTGGAGCAGTAAGATTATTTTCTAATACAGCTATACCTTGTTCAAAGTTACGCATGTATGCGTTAGCCATCTCATTATCTTCTTGATACTGAAACACACGAGCCATAACATAATTAACTAAAGGAAGTTGTAGTTGCGGCGAAATGTCAATTGCTGCGTTATCATCAGACAACCAAGCCAGTGATGGGTTGCGATATCCTCTAATAGTAAATGAATAGTTATTATCAGGTAGTGGCCAAATGTTTAATTGGTTAGCCCAAACAGAATAATATGCTGGAGGGCCTGGCTGGTCATTAGTTCCAACCCAAAGAGATTCTGCTCTAGCTTGGTCAATGTATATTAATGCATTTCCAGAATATGCTGAGTCACTATTTACTACAGATATTATCTGAGCTATATCAGTAATAGCTTTTGATTGACTACCAATTGGAGTTGGTTGGAGTTGAGTAAAACCTATGTAAGCTCTAACATCTTCAAGAACAGCAATACCATAAGTTGTTTGATAATACGGCCAACGAACACTGAGGGCTACAACTTTTTGAAAACCTTCTTTAATAAAACCGTTAATCAAGTCAAGTTGAATATCAACGTTTTCAGTTGTACCGATTTCTAAGTCAGATAATTGCGCAACAAAACTGCGCATCTGTGCAAGTGTTAGGTTTGCATTTTGAAAAGGTATAGCCATTTAATAATCCTATTCTTTAGACTTCTTAGCTTGTTGATTTAAATGACCAATGCAATATTCAGTCTTCTTTGCTTGCGGAGCTCTACAACGCATTTCTGTTTTTGGATTAACATGTATGCAAGTTGGAATTGGTGGAACATACTCAACACCAGATGGTGGAGCTAGTTCTACAGTTGCATTAACAAAACCTACCATAATATTTGCTGGTTCAATACCAGGCATGTTGCCGTATCTCTCGGCTCCTACTGGTGTGTGTATTTTATATGCGAATTCTTTTGTCATTATTACTCCCTCGTAAAATATTTATTTATTTATCAGTTTTTTTTGGTCTTGCTTCTTTTTTGCGACCAGAAACTTCTTGCATACTTCCTTTTTTAGAGGAAAGCATTTGGGAATAATTTGTATTCTTTTTCTTTTTTTTCATATTATTCTCTTTCAATTACTTAGTGTTATTAAAGATATGCCGCCAGAGGAATACACCCCTGGCGGCACACCCTAGTCAGCTAAATTATGGCTGTGCTGGCCAGTCAATGCGACTCCACTCACAAGATGAGTAAAGTGCGTTAACTGTAATTGTGCTGTCTGCATCTTTGATACCGTTAACAATCAAAGTACCATCTGCTGAAGGTGTAACTACACCCTCAAGAATTGCAATGTTTCCAGCTGTTGCTAACGCATTACCAGTACCTGGGCTTGATGCTGCACCAATTACACCAACTGAAGTTGTTACCAAAGTTGATGAAGCTGATGTAGCTTGAGTTACCTGGTAAGCAATTTGAGTTGCTGCAGGACCGTTAACGGCCCAAGCTGAACCCGCAGTTGTTGCACCACAAGTGTAAGATACAATAAACTTAAACTTGTAGGTTTCTCCAGCTGCTACATAAAAGGACAAGCCTGTTATTGGGGTGTTTGTTGCTGCTACTGATACGTCCGATGGAAGTGTTACTACTCTTGGAACTATGAATTTATTTGTTGTTGCCATGATTATTACCTATTCTCTCTAATCAATCATGTTGATTGAAATTGTTGTTTGTTTGTTTTTTTTATTAAATAGCTGGCACTGGGAGAGTCACCCGAAGGATGGCAACCTTTCAACTCCCAGTACCAACTACATCTTTTGCTTATTAAGCGTCAGCTAACAAGTAGCCTTGACGTGCACGGTTTGAACAGGTCAATTCACCATAAGCCATTACGAGAGCGTAACGGGCGTCAACGCCTGCTACAGTTCCGTTTTGGAAGTCGGTGGTATTGAACCAGTGGCCGTTCATGCCGGTCAACTTGAGGTACTTGCTGTTAAGGAAGTACATTGGTGCTGAAGTTGCATCAGCTGCTATGGCAAGGTCAAACACAAGTGGTGTTTGCTTGAACATCAAGTTCTGGAAACCAGCATTTGCTTTTGCAACGTCTTGGTAACGCACGTTTGCTGTCAACAATGACTCGTACTTTTCAAACAGGTTAGTGTTTGTAAGAATCAAGTCAGGAACATCGCTGCCCTTTGATATCTGGTTGTAAACATTACCCATGTCAGCTTGTGACAAGGTTGATGCTGATACGTCCTGGAATGGATTCCACCAAGTGTTGCTCGATGCATCAATGCCACCAACCGTGTTATTCACAGTTGCTACGATGTTGCCAAGACCGTTAAAGTCTTTGCTACCGTTGCCAGTACCATCGCTGTAAAGCATGGTGTTAAGGCTTGACTTGAGTGACTCTTCTGCCTGCATAATCTTTGCATTCAAAAGCTTGATGATTGCCTCGGTGCCACGGTTCTTGGATTCTTCGATACCGCTGATTGCGATAGAAGCAGCCATCTGCTTCCACTGGTACTCAGCAGCTGTGATTCCGTCTTGTGGGGTGAGGTCAATCGCATCATACCCTGAGTACGAACCAACAGTGTTGTTGACTGCGTACATCAATGGCTCTACGATTGAGGTACCACCCTCTTCAACTTGGACTCTGCCCTTGCTGTTGAGGTGGTTAAGAAGGACAAGGTCCTTGAAAATGTTGTCGACCAACGTCGGCTGATAATTTTGCAGCGTAGTAGACAACAGTGCATTAAAGTCGGGATTTCCGGCCATTTTAATATCTCCTGTTTGTTTAGAGGTTTAGTGCTCTCTTAGCATTTTCAAATGCTTCGAAAACTGATTTAGGTTGTGCAGTTTGTGTGGTGACTGGTGATTTTGCTGCAGTGCCGCCAGAGACTATTGCCGCTGAACGCTTAGACTGAAGCCTAGCCTGTTCTTCTGAAAGCTTTTTAGTAGCTTCCGAAGCCTTAGAGTAAACCTTATCAAAAGTAATCTGTTTAAAGATTGATTCTAAATCGGTTGAACCCGTTGCTAAAGCTTTTGCTACAACTTCATCTGCATCAAAATCTTCACCATACTTGCTCTGCAATGTATCGATAGTTCTAGTCAACTCATCCATAGCTTTTGATTGCTCGAAAGCTGCAATGCGCTGCTCTAACTGTCGAAGTTGCTGTTCAGCTGGGTCTAACCACTCTTCCTCTTGAGGTTGGGTAGCTACACCGTATTGCTGATTCAACAACTGCAAGGTAGCAGCTGGGTCACTTTGCAGGGCTTCCTGGAGTGCACTAGCGTACTGGACTTGCTTTCTTTGCTCACTGAGCTCTTGTGTCTTGCGGGTATAATCCGCCTGACGCTGATACCCAGCTAGAGCCTCCTTTACTGGAACTACTACTTCTTCGCCATCTACTTGGAGCTTGATGACCTTGTCGGCAATCTCTGTATAGTCGAATAATTCTTGTTCTTGTTCTGGAGTTTCTGCTTGTACCTCAACCTCTTCTCCAACTTGTCCACTTGCAATGGGGTTAGTTTCGTCGTCAATTGTACTAGCAATATTTATTTCTTCATTACTCATTTGGAATCCTCATCCTTCTAATTGGTTGTTCCGTGTATCTATCTATTATATAGATAGTTTATTACATTACTGTAAATCTATTGTTGTGCAGCCAATAATGCTTGTAATATTTCAGGCGGCAATCCTTGTAAAGCAGCTGCTGGATTTGCTCCAACTTGTGGTGCAGGTCCTTGAATTGGTGCTCCAGGTATCATGCCAGGTGGTAGCTGTGGTGGCATACCTTGCATCATCTCTGGTGGGATGCCTTCCATACCCGGAGGCATACCTTGCATCATCTCTGGTGGCATACCTTGCATTTCTGGTGGCATTGGTGGAGCTTCTGGTGCTGGTGGTGGCTCTGGAGACTTTAAGAATGAACTTGCATTCTTTACTCCAAATCCAGTTGCTAAAACATATTCAGCTAGCTTTTCTAAATTAACTAGACCAGCTTGAGCAAATGGTTGCATTGCTGAAACTATCTGAAGTGCCATATCTCTGCGGAAAGCTTCGTTTCTTGGGGCAGTTGAACCTGCCTCAACATTAAAGTCAAACTCACCAGATATATAATCTTTATCAAATGTTAACCACATAGGAGCAGATTCTGTTCCTACTATTCTTACAGTCTGCTCACCAGTTAAATACTGCTGAGCTAGCATTATAAGATTAGAAGCACATCTAGCTATAGCATTTTCAATAGACACAAGCTTTTCAGCCACTCTAGCATTACCAGCTTCAGCAATGATTGATGCTTCGCGGGCAGTTCTAGTTGTTTCTGGGATTGCACCACGCTGGTACTCTGAGACGCCTGACACACGGTCAATGTCATTTTGAATTAAAGTTGACTGATTATAAAATTCAGGTGGGTTAATCAAGGCCGGCATTGGAACAACAACGTTATTTAAATTCTCATTACCCTTAACAGGAACGATTACGTTGTCATCATCAGATGCCAAAGCT